ATCAAACAAGCTTTGCTTTTCACTGATTGCTTTTTTGATATTTGCCTCTGCAATGGCAAAGTAGCTCTCTTTAAGCTCACTTCCCACAAACCCGCGATTTTGTAAAACCGCTTGATAGCCCTCACTCCCTATACCCATAAAGGGAGAAAAGACTATCTCACTCTTATTACTCCATAGCTCGATGCACCGCTCTATCACATCAAGCTGCAAAGGGCAAATATGCTTTTCATCTTTACCATCTTTAGCAAGAGCGGTGTTTAACACATTCGTTTGAGCGATGTCAAACCACACAGGAGAAGCATATCTCTGCCACACTTCAATGCTATAGAGCCTTTGTGCTTCATTCACACTCCGCATAAGCGCACTTTTATCAATCTTTGGTGCAAGATATGAGCTACCGATATAGTCATAAAATCTCTCCGCTCCATTTTCATTGCACACAGGCACATTATCCTCATACACGCATTTGCGCATTACGATAATATAGTCTGCCATTCCCTGCCTAGAATATGCAGAATCCTTACAAACCTGCTTATACAAAAGCCCTTGATTCTTTGTGCGCTGCATTTCTATCACAGGGTCTTTCCAAATGGTGATGCGTGAGTGATAGGTCCAGCCACACTCTTCATGCGCTTTGATAATCGCCCCCGCAAAATCTACCAACCCAGAAGCTCCATTGCGGTTTTTATACTTAGGCAAGTCCTTGCAATGAATAGCAGTAAGCCTACCATTACGGGTGATTCTAAACTTCTCTTTGATGAGGTATTTGTATTGATTAAAAAACTCCTCATCATTTGCGCAATTCCCCATATCCGCTAAATTATCACTATAAGTGTAAAGATTAGCAAAAGGGGGAGAATACACACTAAAATCTATTGCTTCATCAGGCAAAGACTTTGCTAACTCCACGCAGTCTGTATGATAGATTGCAATGCGCTCTTTTTCATTGATGTATTCCATTTTTACTCCTTTTTAAAATTCACAAGCAACGCTATCGACACATTTAAGCCTAAAAGCGTCTCCTATATCTTTGTATCGGAGATAGATAAGCCCCTCCCACACAAAGTAATACTTTAAGCTATACCTTGCATTACGCCCTTGCACCATTCTATAACGCCTCATTTTTAGCCCCTTTTGCCCTCTCACTAGCTTGTAAAAAGAATGGCAGGGTAAAGCCCTTATTCCAGCTGTGTTTTAGCTCACTCACGCTTCTACTTTGGCAAATGCTTTGCGTCATTTTTTGCTTCATTACATCGTGTTGGTGCTTTTTATTTTGCAAGTTATGGAGTATCTCCACTTCGCTTGTCGATAAAATCACATTAACTATCACTTCGCTCTTTTGCCCAAAACGATACATACGCCTTATGGCTTGATAGTAGCTCTCATAGGAGTAGTTTAATCCCAAAAATGTCATATGATGCGCATTTTGAAAATTCAGTCCAAACCCTGCTATACTTGCTTTTGTGATAAGAATAGGAATCTCACCATTGCTAAAAGCGATAAGGTTTTTTGCCTTATATTCTGCACTATCACTCCCCCTTATCTCTACGATACCATTAAACTCACCACTTAACGCCTTTTTGAGCATATCAGCCTCAAGGTTGGTATCCACCCATATAAGATGAGGTGTGCTACCCTCCTGCCTTAAAATCTCGTTAAGTTTTTCTATCCTAGCAGCCAAAGAGGCTTTTTTGTTTTTAGCCAAAGTCGTGGCATTTGAACTAGGCAAGGCAAATAATGCCCCCTCTACATTATATAAGGCATTATCAAAATCCACATGATGGATTATTTCTCTCAAAGGCGGTAGCACAAACGCACTTGCGTCATAGCCTAAATCTGAAGGGGAGGATATACACTCCGCCCAGCTTGCCACCCACTGCCAAAAGCTCTCCTCTGCGTGTTTTTTGAGTCGATAGCCTCCCGCATTCATGCTATCATTAATGAAAAATCGCATTATCATCTCAAAGCTTGGCATCACCCCTAAAAACTCACTATGATTACCAAGCTCTAAGTAATCATTTGGACTAGGCGTAGCCGAACAAGCAAGTTTATAAGGGGTATTTTTAAACTTCTCACACAAAGCTCTCTTTGTAGCCCCCGTAAAGCTTTTTAAAATACTGCTCTCATCAAGCACAATGCCGCCTATATCCTCGCAACCTTGCAGATTCTCTAACTGCTCATAGTTGGTGATATTAAGCCCATTGATAATCTTGTCATCCTCTACCCTATGAGTTTAAAGCCAAATCTCTCCGCTTCTTTAAGCATTTGAAACACCACTGCCAAAGGTGCAAGGAGTAGCACGGGCTTATTTGTGTGCAAATGCACACAATGCGCAAAATTCATTTGCGTGATGCTCTTACCTAGCCCCGTATCCATAAAAAGTGCGTATCGCCCTTTTTCACACGCCCTTTTGACAATCTCTCTTTGATAGTCAAAAAGATGCCTATTTAGCCACTCTTCCTTAGCCTCAAATCCCACTCTCAAGCTTAATTGCCTTTTATTTTTGACAAAATCAAAATAATCTTCATTCATCATAATCTCCTTTATCTTTACCATTGCACTTTTATAAATACTCATCACTTCAGGACGCGAGATTCCAAGCCTTAGGGCGATTTCATTAAAACTCAAGCCCACGCTATCTTTTCTCTCTAACCAATCGCTAGGCGATAAAAACCCCTCTCCCTTGCGTAGCACATACCCCGCATACCCTTTCCTATCTCGCGGATTCATATCCTCAAAAAAGACGATTTCTTGCGGATAATGCTTTTTAAGTGCAGCGAGTATTTTCTTTGCCTCTTTCATTGGCTCACCTTTAAAACTTGAGTTGATTATGCACCATAAAGTCCGCCAAATCCTGCGCCATCACCACTCTTTTACCCTTTAGTTGTGTGTAGCTTGGCAAATCTTTTGCCCCTTGAGTGAATTTATTGCGTATCGTGGTTTCACTTAGCCCAAATATCTCACCGATGTCCTTTTCACTAAGCACCGCTCCATAGCGTGTAACAATACTTTGCGTGAGGGCTATCACAAGGCTTTGATGAAAGTTAAGACTCATTTTGCCCCTCCCCGCTCTTTTGTGCCTCTAATTCCTTATCAATGTCCTTATCTTTCACCCCAAAGAAATCTTGCATTGCGCTAGTGTGGTTTTTATAGCACTGATAGTCATTCAAAGCCCTTTTAAAAATCAGCAGTTCATTCACAAGCCTCCGCCCACTATCCATAAGCTCATTAAATCGCTGCATATCCTCTTTTGCACTTAACACTTCCTCTTCATTTTTAGCATAGAGTTCTAAGGTATCAAGGAATCGCCACTCATCGCTAAAATTCTTAGATATGCCCTCAATGCTGCAAATCATCTGACAAATCTTCTTATCCAAGCTATACAAGCCTACTAAGTTTTTATAAGTCATTCCATGCCTCCTTAGTTAATCAAATCATCATTACTCAAATCCCGCACAAAACCTAAAGCTTCCTCAAACTTGAGGCTAGGTATCTCGCTGTATCGAGGGACATAAAACTTGCTTTTAAGCCTCTTATAAATTGCCCGATAATACGCAGAGATGACCCTTTGGGTAATATTTCGCCCAGCTGTGAGCTCTTTGACCTTGAGCTTTACCTCATCACTTATTGCACGCTCTTGCCACGCCTCCAGTCGCTTGGTAGATTCTAAGACTTGCACCTTCTTTGCGATAACTTCAACATTCCTTTGTGTCGCCTCTAAGGCTTCAATCTGCCCTTTGGCTATCTCAAGCAGTGAGCGCATATCATTATTGGGGAGCATTGCTTGAGCTCTTTGCTCATAGTCGATGAAATACTGCCTGACCCTCCGCCCGATGTCGTTTTTCTCTAGCATCGCAATGTGTTTGGCTATCTCTAGGCTGATGATGTATTCTTTTTTATTATGTGGGGGATTTTGCCCCTCCTCATAGACTTTATGCGCCTCACTCTGTCCCTCTTGCTTAAACTCATAGAGATGCGCCAAACTCTCAAAAAGCCTTAGTTCTCCACTTGAATGGCTTTGTGTGCTTTGTGTTTTACGCCGCGCTCCATTTTTTTGTGGAGCGATTCTTTGCACACTTACGCCCTTTTCCTGATGCACTGCCTTCACGACATTATGTGCGATAAATGTAGGCAGCAGGAGATAATCCACCCCCTCTTTTGCCCCGCACACCTCTAAACGCTTCTTTATCCAAGTGCTAAAGTCCTGCTTTGAGCATAGCTTATCGTGTAGCTCCCTTGCACTCACTGCATTGACTTGCACCCCTTTAAGCCTTACAGCCTCAATATGAAAAAGCTCATTCATTTCTCACTCCTTTACTTCATTATGAGATGATTGACTTTGCACCTCATCTGTGTAGGTCAAATACCCTCCAGCAATAAGCCTATTAACTGCCTCCCTTACAGAATCAGAGCGAAAACCAAAGGTCGTCTTTTTATAAATGATATGCTCTAATGTCGGGTGTTTGATATTAAAAGCCTTTGCCATTGCGCTCACATTCCCAAAATCTTGAGAGATTTTTTTCATATTTGCCCTAAATACTAAGCCTTTCATTACTCTACCTCCACATAACACATTACAACCTGCAAGAGATGGTCATAATCACCACTCATTGCTTCACTCTTAAACTGCTCTATCTCTTTTGCCTCTACCTTTGCCTTTTTCATTGCATGAACCACTCTGCCCATAATGGCAAAGGCATTGCCGTCCTCGCCAACTAATCTAACTTTAATATGAGGATATTTAGCACTCATTGCTCACCTCTCCATTTTGCTAAAAGCCTTTGGCGTTTATCCACACGATAGGTTTCAAACGCTTCCGCATAGCTCATCACCTCGCGTGCAATCGCTCCATAAGCCCTGATATTTGCCACGACAGCAAAGCAATAGTCTAAATGACCCTCTTTATCCCTTTTTGCGACTTGATGTCTTTGTGAAAACAACTTTGGCAGTATTGCTCGATACTCCATTTCACGCTCTTTGTAGTATCTTTGATATTGCTTATTGTGTTTCATTTCCTACTCCTTATATAAATTTATTACAAACATTATATAGTTAAATTGAAATATTGTCAATATGAAATTATATAAATTACAAAAGTGTTACTATGTAATGAGGTATATTTAGAATATGTTATGTATAAACTATGCTTTTATTATGGTATAATCACAAAAAGAAGGTATAAGCATATGGAGACAAAAGACTTTAAGGCACTCACTGAAGAGATGAAGGCGTTTTTTGATGTGAGCAGTATTGAAAAGGTAGCAGAAAAGCTAGGCAAATCAAGAGCAACAGGCACAACCTGGAGAGGTAGAAAAATGATACCTAGTGATGTTTTATTGCAATACAACCTCCTTAAAGCCCAAGCAGGAGAAGAGCCAAGCTTTCAAAAATCAAAAGCTAAAAATCCAGCTATCACTTATTATCCAAATATCAAAGCCTCCGCAGGGTATGGAGCGATGAATGAAAACGAGGAATACATAGAGATTGATAGCAATATCCTAGATGTTATCAATCTCCCTAAAAAGCTTGATATGATACAGATTCAAGGAGATTCTATGCACCCCTACCTTCATAATGGCGATTTTGCACTCATAGAACGAAACAAAGAGGCAAAAAATGGTGATATAGTCATCGCCAACTATCAAGGCGACCTCTATGTCAAACAGATTCAAAAAAACCCGCAAAATAAGAGTATATCACTTATCTCATCAAACAAAGACTACCCAAGCTTTGAAGTCAAAGAGGAAGATTTAGAATCCCTTATGATAGTAGGGATTCTTAAAGGTGCAATTAGAGCGTATTAATAGGGAGGGTGATTATGAAAAAAGTTACATTGTTGCTGATAGGATTGTTATTTTGGGGTTGTGATAGTCAATACACCCAAGAAACAACATTAAAGACTTTAAAATCTCACGCATTTCAGGCATTTTATGGAATGCCAAGATATGATTCAAACAATGATTTTGATAAAAAAATTAATGAAATTGTAGAAGTCATAATGAAAGAACATAACATACCCCAAGATTTAAAGCAAAATTTCACAAACTGCATTCATTACACACTTTGGAATAAATCAGATGAAGTTACACTTGATATTCCGATTAAATCTTGCGTCGGTGATTATAACAATAATATTTTGCAAAACACTACTTATTTTAATCCAAGCTTTGTAATGGGCAATTTTAGTAGCTGGGACGGAAGCAATGCTATTGTCGAAAGATTTATCAAAAGTAATATGAATGACGAGCAAAGTTATAAGCACATCAAAACAACCTATGCTATTCGTGGAATCGAGAATCCGCAAAATATATCAATTATCACCAATTTCAGTGGAAAAAATGCTTTTGGTGGTGTTGTCAAACAAACCGCTCATCTTAAACTCGGCAGTAAAGGTGAGATTTTAGAAGCAGAGGGATATTAATCAAGATGTGAGAATAGTAATGAGGTTGCTAAAATATTCTTTCAGACTAAGCTCTAAGTTATATACAGAATCGATAGTCTCTGTAAAAGAGCCTATCAAATCTTCATCATTTAAACTACCCTCATTATAATGATTAACTTTAAGTGCAAAATTTGACAAAACCTCCTCTTTCTTTTTTATCTTTATAAGTCTCAAATGCTTTAAGGCATTAACATAAGCATCAGGAATAATCATATTGGAAGTTTTATCTTGTCTATTTTTCACACTCTTTTTAAAAACATATTTCAAGACTTTTATACATTCTTTTTTATCAGCATCAACCATTGCTCTTTTGTCTTTAAATATAAGATAGCATAAATTTACAATACCTAGAATGAGTGCTATCAATGAAATAATAAAAGTCATTGTAGACTCTGACATTTCATTACAAACTTGCAAAATCTTTAAACTTCCGCTCTAAGTTTGGATTTGTTTTGCTAAAGAGTCTTACTCTTTTGCTTAAGTTTTCAAACCCTCCCATTTCCTTGCTCAATGGAGCAAACGCTTCGGATAAAAAAGATGGCGTAAATGAAGTTTTTATATTGCTTCCATCAATCTCTATAAAATCGTATTTTTCTAATAAACCTCGCAAGACATCTTCTCTAAAAGCCTCACCCGAAAACTTGCCTAAACTTTTGTATCTAGGACCCGGTGTCTCACTAAATTCTTTAGCAAAATCATATACTAGTGGCTCTTTTTCTTGTTTCATTTATTACCTCCAATAGTCCATCTTATCAAAGTTCCTTTAATAGGCTTAGAAATTCGAGCAGTTTTGCCATTATAGCTAGAATAAAATAAATTTTCCGTAATAACTTGCAAATTTGCTTTTCTTGTAGTTGATATTTCCTTAATAAATTGTTTAAAAGAGATCATCCCACTCCCTCTCTTGATTTTGCTTTTATCTCTCTTATATTTTGACAAATCTGTTGTGCATAGTTTTTCAAGTGTCCTATCCTTTCCAAATTTGATGATATATCGTCTAATAAGTTTGCCAAGATGGGTGTTTTTACTTTCTAATGATTTAAAAATCCCCATACCAATATCATAAAATATAAATTCTAGCTCATCTTTTTGCTTATCGTATGAGCCTAAAAACCATATTTGTTTATTTGTATTATCTTCGCTATAAGCATGTTCAAAAGAATTTGCACATGCCTCAAAAACAGCATCAAACAATCTATCTTTATGTTGAGAATCAATGCCATGCGCTTGCGTAAAAAAATTTATTATTTCTTGGTGAAATCCATTATCTGGTATTTGAGCACCACTTAATGCCTTGATTCTAAGAAAGTCAATATCTTTTTCATATCGTGGAGGATTAACACATAGTGCGTCCCAAAATCCAATGACAGCAAGTCGTTCGTCAATATCCTTAAAAGGTGCTAGTTTCTTATTTCTGTATAATTTATTAGAATTAAATATATTATTAATATTGGCAGTCAATAATAAAATGCTAGTATTATCTATCCTTTCTAATTCTCTTAAATCTATTGATATTTTGTTTCCCTGTTCCAAACAACTCTGGCATTCTGTCATAAACTTATCACAATCTTTTATATCATCAGGGAAGATTATGGTATTTGGAAGTTTTATCTTATAAGGTTGTTTTTTGGCATAAGGATTTCCTGACTCATTAATTTTGTGTATCTTTTTTATTAGGCTTTTTATGTTTTCTTTTGAAATTATTTCTTACTCTATCTCGTTGCCTAATATTATAAGCTTTTGAAGTCCAAGATGATTTTTTAACTCTTACTCTCATATGATTAATTATCTACAAATACTCTTAATTTCCGATTAAAACGCACGATACCCTCCCCCTATTTTCACACCCAAATCCACACATAAATTTCCGATTAAACACAACGATACAAAATCCACTTTTCCGACAAAAATGCCCCTTTGTATTTGCCTCTCTTTCCGACAAATCAGCCCTAATGCCAAAAGCCACACAAACGCAAACAAGGGCTTCACTCACCATACACTTACCCAAAATCAAAAGGACATCTTAAGATGTAAGGTTTTGCACTCCCCCTCTCTTAATTGCAGATTCTATCCCCTCACTCTCCTTATAGAATCTCATAAGACTTAAGGCAATATTTAGTTTGACAAATTCGTTACAATTTACTTATTTTACAGAATCTCATCACAAATCCTCTAAGCATATATCAACTCTCATCTCATTGCATCTCACTCATTTTATAAAATCTCCCAAAGCATACATCATTTTCAAACCTTTAAAAGATTTTAACCCTTCATCTCTACTCCATCTTGGAAAACTTTTTAAAGATTCTAATATTGTCTTTTTATTTAAGTGGGTCCTTACTTAGCAAACCCTCCCCTGCGGTTGCCAAGCGCGGGATTTGGGGATTTTTGAGGAAAAAATAGCGATTTCATATTCATATAGAATCTATAATTTTAATCTCAAATGATAGTTTTCAAAAACTGCATATAGGTATTTTACAAGGGTTTTTAAGTCAAAGAAGTATGCAAAATACCAAAAAAACATTCAAAGCTTAAAAAAGCTAAGATTCTATATGAACTCGAAGCCTAAAACATTTCATATAAGGGGTTTTGGTATGTTAGATTCTCTAAAAATAGCAAGGAAAAAGAATAATCCGCTATTGTGCCTAAAGGATTTATGATGTTAGATTCTGCAAAATTAGCAAATGAAGTGATGAGTAAAATGCAGCAAAAAGGTTTCAAAAAAAGTAAAGAGAATGAAGATTTTATCATTAGCTTGAGTGAGGCTTTCATAGAGCATTTGAGACAAAATGCAGTGGTAGAAACTAAGGGCAATGCAGCAGCTCAAATAGGAAGTATCAAATGAATCTAAAGCTTAAAGCATAAAAAGGACTGATAAATGTATGGAGAAGCAAAAATCTACCTTGCTAAAGTGATTGAAGTGCAAGGAAGCAAAGTCAAAGTGGAATATACACATACAAAGAGTGATTTTGTGCCTTATTTGCAAACAAGCAATACCTTTAAAACACATTTTACGCCTCCACAAATTAATGAAGTGGTGATATTTTTTAAGTTTGAACGCAGTGGGTTTGTGATAGGCTCAATATTGCCCCCACACATCACACATACACAAGAAAATCAAGAAAGCATTACCTATGCAGATGGCACAATCATCACTTACAAAGATGGCATTTTAGAAATAGATAGCCTCAAAGAGCTTATCATAAAATGTAAAAATGCTAAAATAGAGGCTGATTCTATCACTCTTGGGGAAAATGTGAGTGCATTAAGTGGGGTGGTTACAGGGGAATGTGTATGCCCCTTTACAGGCTCTCCTCACGCAGACTTTAGCCAAAAGGTAAAAGTGGCTAAATGATTGTATCAACTTTGCAGTTAGGAGAGCTTTTAGGCTTAAGCGAGAGACATATTTATAATCTTGAAAAAGCTGGGATTTTGAGCAAAGAGGATAAAAATCAATGGGACGCGAGTAAAAATATCCAAAGCTATACGATTTATAAGATTGACCTAGAGGCACAAAATAGCGATATAGGCAAGGTGAGAATAAGAAGGGAATTAGCAGAGGCAAAGCTTAAAGAGCTAAACTATAAAGAAAAAATGGGACAGCTTATCCCTTTAGCAACCATCGCAAAAGAGCTAGAAGACATTGCCATTGTGGTAAGTAATAAACTCTATGCCCTGCCTCATATCCTCAAGCGCAAACACAAGCTTAGCCAAAAAGTCATTGATGAGCTGCAATCTCAAATACAGCTGATACTCTTAGAACTCAAAGACCCTGAAATCTACACACAAAAAGCCCTTGAAGTAGAATCTCAAATAGCGCAGGATAAGGAGCTACAAAACTTGCAAGAGTTAAACAAATGACATTAAAAGAAATCTTTGCACAATCAATCTTTTTAAAGCCCAAACTCAACCTCTATGAATGGAGTGAGAAATACAGGGTATTAAGCCAAGAATCTAGCGCACTCTTTGGTAAATTTAATGCCCTAAGCTATCAAATCGAGCCGATGCGCTGCATCAGTAATCCCAATATAAGAGAGGTGGTTTTAATGTGGGGAGCGCAGCTGGGAAAGAGCGAGATTCTCAATAACACCATAGGGTATTATATCCATCAAGACCCTAGCACGATATTATTCTTACTCCCCACAGAAGATATGGCAGAAGATTACAGCAAGAGGCGTTTAGCTCCTATGTTTAGGGATACAAAAGAATTAGCCGAGCTTATTTTTGATAGAGAGGCAAATAATACGATTTTGATTAAAAATTTCAAAGGTGGGAATCTCGCACTCGTGGGGAGTAACTCTCCCTCTAAGCTTTCAAGTAAGCCTATTAAAGTGCTGATTGTTGATGAGGTGGATAGATGTGAAAATACCAAAGAGGGGCATAGCATTGACTTAGCGCAAAAACGCACAAATACTTATTATGATAGAAAGATTATTAAAGTCTCTACACCGACCATTAAAGGGCATAGCGTGATAGAATCCGAATATGAGCTAAGCGATAAGCGTAAATACTTCGTGCCTTGCCCAAAGTGTGGATATTTTCAAACACTAAGCTTTGAAAGAATTAAATGGGAGCAAAATGACAAAGGGGAGCATAACTTAGAATCTGTAGCTTACTCTTGCATAGAATGCGGGAGTTTATGGAGTGAGGTAGAGAAAAATAAAGCGGTAAGCTTAGGAGAATGGAGGGCTACCAAAAAGATAAAAGGAGAGAATCTCAAAGTAGGATTCTATCTTAATGCGCTGTATTCTCCCTTCTTTACACTCAAAGACATAGTCAAAGATTTTTTAGATTCTAAAGATAATATTGCGAAGTTTCAAGTCTTTGTCAATACGATAAAAGCAGAGTCCTTTGAGCCTCCAAGTGTGAAATTTCAAGAAAATGAGCTGTATAACAGAAGAGAGGATTACACGCCTACTACGCTAAGTGATGATATTATCTTTATAACCAGTGGTGTGGATATACAAGGCGATAGAATAGAGATTGAGTTTAAAGGCTTTGGGTTAGGCTATGAAAATTGGGGGATAAAGCATAGCATTCTTTATGGAGATACCAAACAAAGCGAAGTTTGGGGGAGGCTGTATAAGGAATTAAAAGAAGTGTTTTACACCAAAAGTGGCAGGAAATTACGCAGCTCTATTAGTTTGATTGATAGTGGATTTAATAAAGAGAGAGTGTATAGCTTTGTAAAACTTGATGCACGATTTTTTGCCTCTAAGGGGGCGAGTGAGAGTGAGCGCAAAAAAGACTTTATCACGCCGAGCAAGAAGGTAGCAAGTGGGGTTAGGCTTTTTAGCATCGGCACTTATGTGGGCAAATCAGAAGTCTTTAAACTTTTAAGGGTTGATGAGGTGGGAGCAGGATATTGCCATTTTGCCCAAAGCTACTCTTTGCAATATTTCGAGCAGCTCACCGCTGAAAAGCTTATCAAAACCAAAACGCCCAGTGGGTATAGCACATATCGTTGGGAAAAGATAAGAGAGCGAAATGAGGGGTTAGATTTATTTGTGCTATGCCTTGCAGGAGCGAAAATAATGAAGCTTGATAGCTTGGATTTTGTGAGGAATAATTAATAAAAATTTAAGTGAAAAAACATTACAATTTTGGCTCATTAGTCAGTGGCTCCTTGTGCCACACTTTCAATAAAACTTTTTAAATCCCTATCTATCAAATCCAAACAATCCTCTAAGAATATTTCTATTTTATCAGGCATTACACCAAAATAGAGTTTATACTTGTCATCAATGCTAATAAAAGTAGTGATACGAGGGGCAAAACTCGCTTTGTCATCACGCATAATGACTTTAGTTTTTAAGAGATTTTCAGCGTGAAAAGCACGATTTCTAATGGTGTGAAACCAATTAAGAATAATCTCTGACTTATGGCTCTCTCGCAATAATCGCTTTTTGCCATTATAATAAAACTTATTTGTATTGTGAGAATCATATTTTTTCAAGTCAAAGCCCTTATCAAAAACAAAAATATGATTATGCAGCTTGTGCTTGTTAATCATCTTACACCAAAATCCAAGATTTTGTCGTGAAACTAATTGATGATTGCAAAGATTTTTGCCTCTATATTCCGCTTCATTTTCACTCTCACACCAATCAACCCCTAACTTTTCTATTAAAATATCATTAACAATATTACGAATACAAATCTCTAGCACACAAAGCTTAGGAGCAATATTGCCAATAAGCCTTAAATTAGCAAAATGCTCTTGCAAACTTTGATAACTCTTTAATCTAATAGGTGAAAATAATAATTCTAGCTTTGCCTTTTCCATAAGGTATTGTAACAAACCCTCCTTTGCTTGCGTCTTAAAAAACCTATAATCGCTTTTAATCATTCTAAAAGGGATTAAAATGACCAAAGAAGAGAAGACGCACATCATTGATGAAGCAATCAATGAGATTCTAAGCAATCTCAAAAATGGCTTTGAAATCAGTGAATACGAGATAGATGGCATCAAAATCAAAAAGAAATCCCCCTTAGAGCTTATTAATGAACTAAGTAAAATCAAGTCAGCTCTACTGAAAAAATCTACACCAAGTAGCGTCCAATATGTTTTTAGGGGATAAAATGGGCATATTTGATTTTTTTACAAAAAACAAAAAGGTTAAAAACGAGAGCAAAAAGAGATTTTATGCCACTCCGAGCCTTTATCCCAGTGAGCTAGAAAAAAATGAGATTCTCTCACTCATTCATAACGCCCCCATAGATTCTCACATTAGAGCTATTCGTTACCAAGCGCGTAATATCGCTACAAGCTCTGCGCTCATAAATGGATATTTTGACACCTTAGACAAAGAGATTTTTGGGGATAATGGCATTATTTTAGATTTGCACACACAAGATTCTAAACTCAATACCGACATAGAAAATAAATGGTGGGCGTGGAGGGAGCATATCCCCTATTGCGCACTTGATTTTTGGGATATAGAATCTTTAAGCTTACTCTATCTCAAAAGAGATGGAGAGTGCTTTATCTATATCAATGAAACAAAAGAGGGCTTAAGCCTTAAAGTCATAGACCCCGATAATGTCGATGAAAGTATTGATAATCCTGCGCAAAATATCCACAAAGGCATTGCTTTTGATGAGCAAGATATGCCCATAGCATATTTTATCACTGATAGTAATGGGCAAAGTCAAAAAATCCCAAGCTCTCATATCTTGCATTTTTTTAAGCGCGTTTCTATCTCTCAAGCTAGAGGCTTAAGCTCACTATCTTCAGTGATTTATCCAAACTTCCAAAAGGATAAATTTAAGAGTGCAGAACTTAAAAGGGCGAGATTACAAAGTGAAATCACAGGGTTTTTTATCCCTAATGAAAGAGAGGTGATTCCAAGCTTTGATAATGGCGAGGAACAGGGAGAAGCACAAAAAGAAATTATGTCAGTAGCAGAAGTAGGCAAAATGACTTATATTAATGATGATATAAAGCCCTATTTTACAGAATCACATAATGCGACTAATATAGAATTTTTCATCAAACAAACTGATAAAGAAATTGCTAAGGCTTTAGGGATTAGCTACTCTACACTCACAGGAGACTTAAATGAAGTCAATTATAGCTCTATCAGGCATGGAAGCAGTGAGCAAAGGAGGCAATTTAGAGGATTGCAAAACTTCATCATTCGCAATCTCCATAATAAAGTCTTTGAAGCGTGGGTGAAAAATGAAATCAAAAGAGGCAATATCGCCATCAAAGACTATCACACCATATTAGAGGGCTATACCTTTAAGCCTCAAGGTTGGGAATATATCGACCCCTATAAGGAAACTAATGCAAATAAAATAGCCCTAGAGAGTGGGCAAAAAACCTTAAGTGAGATTCTAAGAGAAAAGGGCAAAGAGTTAGATTCTCATATCCAAGAACTCATCAAAGAAAATGAAGTCTATGACATCTTATCCAAACGCAAAAAAGGCAAATAGCCTTTGCGTCTTAAAAAATCTACAATGCTAAAAAACAAAAAGGAAGGCAATGTTTAAAGACACAAAAGCTTTAAGCTTACAATTTCAAGATTGTAGCATTAAAGAGAGTGATTACACGATTAGCTTCACCGCTTTAAGCCATAATGCACGCATTAAACGCAGTGGATTCTTTGGTGATTTTTATATCAGCATTGATACTGATAACATAGATTTTAATGCTAAGACATTCTATCTTGACCATAATGTAAGCTTCAAAAATGCCATAGGGAGCATTAAAGAGTTTAAAAGAGATGAGAGCGGTAACCTCAAAGTCAAAGTGCAATTTTATGCAGATATAGAAGAATCTCATAACGCATTTTTAAAGTATCAAAAAGGCTTAAGCCAAAGCGTAAGTGTGGGCTTTGGAGAATGTGAAATAGAAGAAAGAGAAAAGATAGATAATCTTCCGCATTATCATATCAAAAGCGGAGAGATAGTAGAGCTTAGTGCAGTATGGCAAGGAGCTGACCCTAATGCGGTTATTTCTGCATTTTGCCAAACATTACAACATCAAACAAAGGAGGCGAGTATGCCACAAGCAAGTGCAAATACAACTTTTGAAGCAAATCAAACACAAGGAGAAATGATGAATCAAGAATCCCTCAAAACATATCAGGAAAAAGTGCAACAGCTCAACGCTCGTAATGAAGAAGTGAATCAAATCATCGAGCTTGGCAAAATCGCAAATGCAAGTGAGGCGGCACTCAAAGCTATTGAAAGCCAAATGAGCTATAAGGAATTTAGCCAAAGCCTTATTACAGATAATACAATCACACAAAACAGAATCTCAAAAGCTCCCAAAGATAGTGTGTGCTTCTCTTTGGCAAATTACGCTTTAAGCGTGGCAAAAGGTGAGCGTGTGGGAGAGATTGAGTTTAAGCAAGGGGCAAATGGACTAGAGATTCCCAATGATTACTATTCACGCTTTAGTGATGAACAAACCAAAAGCATTGATAGCACTTCAGCGGGATTTATCCCAGAGTATTACAGAAGTGATAAGTTTATCGAACAAGTCTTTGCGGAATCTCATATCCTTAGCCTTTGCGATAAGCTCACAGGATTAGTTGGCACACAAAGAATCCCACGAGATAATAGCAACATTAAAGCCTATTGGGTAAAGGAGGGGGAGAAAACGACCACTTCAAAGCTCGGAGCTGATTTTATCACGCTCTCCCCTAACACCCTTAAGGCAAAAGTGCTTATCACAAGGCAAATGTTAGGAATGACGCCTTTTGCTTTAGAATCTTATATCATCAAAGAAATCAAAAGAGCCATTCGTTTGCGCTTAGAAGAAGATTTACTTTATGGAGAAAAGAATGATGATTGCCCAATTAATGGGATTCTTAACACCACAGGCGTGCAAAGCATAGCAAATTATTTTACAAACACTAACTACAAAAAAACCCTCGAATTTGGCGGCAAACTCACAGACATTAATCTATCCATTGCCAACACGCACTTTGCGACTAATTCTAAGGGAATGATTCACCTTCAAAGCACACACTATGATGAGGATAGTGAAAAATATCTCCTCAATGAAAGAGCGACTTATCTAGCAGGGTATCGCTACTTTATGAATAATCTCATCAAAGATAATCACGCTATCTTTGGGGATTATAGCAATGTGCTTATCGGCACTTGGGGTGGTTTGCAAGTGCAAGCGTTAAAAGATGATGAGGGGGATTTAATTTTCACAGGATTTTATGATGTGGGAATGGAGCTCAAAAGAGCAAATGCCTTTGTGATAGCAAAATCTTAAAAAGGAGAGGCTATGAAATATAAAGTCTTGTATGATACATTGATTAATAAAACACACCACACTAAAGGTTCTTGTATAGAGTTTGAGCAAGGCACAGATGAAGGTTATATCAAACGCTTAGTAGTCAATAAAGTCATCACGCCCCTGCAAGAAGAGCAAGAGCCACAAGATGTAAAATCACAAGAGAGACTAGAGCTAGAGCAAAGAGCGAGTGAGCTAGGCATATCATTTAAGAACAATATCAAAAATGAGGCATTAATAGCAAAAATTGCCAAAGCAGAGCAATCTTTAGAATCAAAAGATACAAAGGAATAAACTTTGAATCTAGCTAAAGATAGTGCATTTGAAAAGTTTGCCAAAGATATAGCCCACATCTTGCCTGAAGAGTTTTATGCTTTGGGCAGAAAGAGAAAGACTTTAAGCAATGCAAGCACAAAGATAGTCTATGATATTGCCTCTTCCACAGAGCTAACACTGCTTACTCTTAGTAGCGAGAACACAGACTTGCAAGTAGGCACTATCATAGAGTATCAAAATAAAACCTACAAAATCTATCAAATCGACATAGAATCTCGTGTGATGAAACGATTATTCTTAAAAGAGGAGAATGTCTATGCTTATCAGAAATGAGATTTGTGAGAATCTCAAAATGTGCTTAGAAAAGGACATACAAGAGGCGCGAATCCTCCTTGATGACATTGCCATTTATGATATAAATAATGCGCCTTTTATTGTGATTAAGCAGCAAAATACAGAGATTTCGAGCCCAAGCAGTGAAAATTGGAAGCATATTCTAGGCTTAGAGATTGCAATTATTACCCAAAGCAAGGCACAAAGTGATGCGCTTTTAGAATCTACTTTGCAAACTTTGCAAACTTTTAGCGGGATTAAGAATATCACTGCTATTAATGTAGAAAAAATAGAGATTGCCACAAGTGAAGCTTTCAGTGTGAGCATAGAGCTTGAGATAATCTATTTTACGCCAAGTTATAGAGCCTAAAGCAATGTATCAAATCAGTGTTGAACAAAATCTCCAAAGAATCTTAACCACCCACAAATTTACACTCCCGCTTTGCCCTAATTTTGGCTTGAGTGATAGCTATATTGATAAACCCCTCACACAAGATTTAATGCTAGAGCTTAAAGATGAAATATTAGAGCAAATCGCACTCTATGAGCCAAGAATAAAGGTAAGCGACATCACTCTAGCTTTTAAGGATTCTGTCCTCACACTTCATATCCGCACACAAGAAGAAAATCTCACCATTGAGTTAAGCTAAAGGTTTTATAATGAAAATGCCCGCATTTCTCCAACCCCTAGATTTTGAAAAAGAGAGAGAAGCGATACTGCAAGACTTCACCGCTAAACTCAAAGAGGCAAAAAACATTGATTATGAGCCTTTAATAGCAGATGATTACAATATCCTTATTTCGTGTATTCTCTATCGTTTGGGACTTAAGATTGATGAGCTAAACTTTATTATTGCTAATAATTACCTTGAATATGCCAGCGGTGAGTTTTTAGATGAGCTTGTCAAACTCTTAGGATTAGAACGATTTAAGGGCAGTGCGCCCATAGCAAAGGCAAAGATTACTTGCAAAAAAGATACTTTTATAAGCAAAGGCTCTAAGTTTGTCTCACAAGAGGGCGTGATAGCTTATAGCTTGGAAGATTATGAGCTATATGCAGATAGTGAGAATGAAATACTCCTGCAAGGTGATACGCAAGGAGCGTGGGAAACCAACATCTTAGAAGTCAATAATCCGCTTATTACTGACATTACGATGCTTAGTGAATTTATCGTGTATGAAAAGAGTGAAGATGATGAGTCTTTAAGAAAGCGATTTTTAAATGCCCTCGCCTCTTTTAGCACCGCAGGGAGTAAGGAGAGCTATACGCATTATGCCTCCGTAGAGGGTGTGGGCAAAGTCAAAGCCTTTAGTCCAAGTAAAGGTGTGGTGAAAATCGTGTATTATGGCGATAATGAAGCTGCAGATGTGCTTATAAAAGAGAATCTTCAAGGCAATATCCCCCTCACCGATAAAATCATCATAGAAAAGCTAGAACCTACGATAATTGATTTAGATATTACGCTCACTTTAAGCAAAGAAGCGGATTTTACTTTGATTAGAGAAAGTATCATTAGTAACATACAAACATTTTTCAATGCCCTTGAGATTGGGCAAGAAGTCGCACTCAATAAAGTCATCTCGCTATGCTTTGTGTCCCAAAATGTCCTTAATACGCAAGTAGAATCTTTTGAGCGCGTGGGTGAAGATTCTATCTATGAATTACGCACTATTAATATAAAGAAAATATAATGCCCTTACTTCCTACTGCCTATCCCAAAGAGCTGCACATCTTAGAATCGCTTTTTGCGGATTTACTCAATCAACATTTCAAACTTGATTTTATGTATTTTTACAATTCCAAACACAATCAAAAACATCTCCAACTTATTGCAAATACCTTTGACATCGACATCAAAGATGAGGTGGATTCTATTGCCATAGAGCTTTGTGAGAAACCCATTTTAAAAAAATCCAAACTCGGCACTTATAATGGTATCAAAGAAGCGGTATTTGGTATTTTTGGTGATATTAATATCCAAACACACGCTACCAAAGAAAGCTTAGAACCTTTTTGCTTTGAAATACAAATCGAGCCTACAAGCACTAATATCATTGATTTAAAAAAAGCTCAAATCCTCATTGACAAATACAAACCTCTGCGTGATAGCTCTTTAGGCATCACGATTAATTTCCCTAAGGCACAAATCCCTACACATATAACCACACTAGGGAGATTTAGCCTTAAACTAGACAAAGAAACATCATTACACAGAAACCTGCAAGCAAGGGCATATATAGAGTGTATTGCGCAATGGCATTTAAAGCTTTAAGCCCCAAAGTCTAGAATATTAAGTGATAAGTCTTAAAAAGAATAAGATTCTATAAAGATTTTAAACCATTCATAAGGAGAGCGTATGATTAGAGGGATTCCCACCAATGCAGGCATTGAGATTCTCAATTCAGAGTTAAAAGAGCAAGTGCAAACTTACGCCCTAGTAGGCACACAAACACCTAAAGATGAGATATTAGAGCAAATGCTTTTAAAAGAGGATTTGCGCTTTGATGAGGTGAAAGAGCTGATTTTCCATACTGCAAGTATTGATGTGGGATATTTTGATGAAAATTCAATCCTCACTTATGAAATTAATCTCCAAGCCATCAATACCGACAAATATATGTATGGCATACTCTTACTTGATTTACACAATCAAGTCATTGCTGCCCTCCCCACACCACAAGTGATTTTAGTGCAAGGCATAGGAGGGCTTATCACCATAAAGCTCCCGATTAAGGGCGAAATCAATGAAGTCGTGTTTGTGAGTAGCGATTATGTCAGTCGCGATGAGTTTAATGTCCTTAAAGCCTCACTCAAACCTCCAAAAGTCGATATTCCAGCTCTTGTAGAGCAAATCACCCCTCTGATACAAGAGACAAAAGATTTCTTAGACTACGCACACACCATCGTAGATTCTATGCTAAACTTTGCGCAATTCCTACTCATTGCACAAAAAGAACGAGAAAGAGAAAGGGAGAAAATCGGAGAGTATCGCTTATTTTTTAGAAATGCCTTACCTAAAGGGTTTAAGCCATTAGGTGCAATGCTCTCTATTGAGAAATATCCCGCTGCTTATATGTATTTTGCAAGCACAGATTCACAGCTCCAAGACAATTGCCCTTCAGGATACTTTAGACTGCCTCGTGGAGGATTTTACACCAAAGGCACTGATGATATTTCACAAGTAGGAGCTTTTATGCAAGAGGGATTGCCCGATGTGAATGCAGGAAGCTGGACAAGAGTGGTGAGTAGATACTCTCTTAATGGGCGAAGTGGCGGTAGTAATGATGACTGGGGCGCAAGAGGAAACAATGAGAATCTTAATCTTAATAGATTTAATCCTATCTATGGACGCACTCAAAGTGTAGAAGTCAATCACATATTGCTTTTAGAGGGCATTTATGTTGGGGGGGGGGGATAGATAAAGCTTACTCACCTCGCATCAAGCGACTTTTATCTCTTATAGAATCCTCACCATTTCCTTGCGTCTTATAAAACCTATAATCTCTCATAAGTTTAAACCAAAGGAGAGATTATGCCTGACAACTCAACATCACCCAACTCTACTACCCTGCTTTATGATAAATTAAATGAACTCCACGCTCAACTAAGGCAAATCAATCAAAACAGCATTGATGAGTTAAGCGCGCAAGCGATGAGTTTAAAGGTAATAGGTGCTAACATCAAAAACGAGATACTTTCCACACAACAAAATCATCATATCTATAAAAAATCCTATCGACTCTTAAAGCAAGTGCATCTTTATCGCTCCCTTATGGTGCAAGAGGTGCTTATCAATAGCGAGGGAGAGATTGTGCATTATGGTGATGTGCTGATGCGGGGACATTCTTTGAGTAATGTTACAAGTGGAGCTTCCCGCACGCATTATGCAGGATTTACACGCATTTGTTTGCCTAAAGATATAGAATTTATAGAAGTCTTTGGGGGACACAATGTATTTTATGCCTTGCCTAAAGAGGGAAATTTTATTTATGCTTGGGGTGTAAATACTAGTGGCTGCGCAGGAAGTGGCAATACAAATAATATCCCCTTGCCTATCAAAATCAATCTAGGTTTTAGACCTCTTAAAATCCTAAGTGGCACAAGTGAAACCACAGGTAAGCAAACCACGCTTATTTTAAGCGAAGATGGCAAAGTCTATGGAGCGGGGAGTAATGCTTGCGGGGAGTTAGCCATAGGAAACACAATCAACACTTCCACTTTCACACAAAGCCCTTATTTAAGAGATATTATTGATATTGCTTTTGCAAGTAATGGCACTATCGGTTATGCTTTGGCGATTGATAAAGAGGGGAGTTTATGGAGCTGGGGTTATAATGGCAGTGGTAATTTAGGACTAAACCATACAAATAATGTCTCAATCCCTGCCAAGATTACATTTAATGCCAAAGTGAAGCAACTCTCAATCAGCGTAGGCACTAATGCAGCGACTTCTCTTATCGTTTTAGAAGATAAAAGTATTCGCGGAGCGGGATATAATGCACAATACCAACTCTCTCAAAGCAACACAAGTAACTCATCGGTTTTTTTAAGAATCTTAAAACAAAATGGCGAAGAGTTAGATAATATCAAAACAGCCTTTAGCTCAAGTATCAATGGCACAGCCTTTGCGCTTGATGAAGATTCTAATCTATGGAGCTGGGGTTATGGAGGCTATGGCTTTGGAGATAACAGAAGTGGCAATAACCAAATGGCAAGCATTGCCTTAGAAAACATAGAAAGTCTTTGCTTTGTCGATAGAACTGCCACAAGAGTCTTTGCGAAATTAAAAGACGCAAGCGACCTCTTAGCCTTTGGATTTAATACCGATGGCACTCTAGGGATTGGCACTACTACCAATACAAGAGAATTTACACAAGTCTATACACCCCCGCATTTTAAAGACTATCATCTCTATTTTTTTGGTAATGAAGCAAATCTGATTGCCTTATGTGATGATGGCATATATAGCTGCGGGGCATACTTAGATGGGAATATCAATATCGCCACACAAACCCTGCAAAAACAATCTTAAAGGAGTGAAAATGAAAAAGATTTATAGCCTCATTGCTAGTCAAATTACCCAAGTGCAAGGAAACTTTCACTATTTGGGTGAAGAAAATGGCAAAGTCTATGTAGAGGGAGAAGATTTAGAATCTCCATTTGTGGAGGATTTATTGCCGCATAACCTAGAAGCAGCATTGCAAACACAAATAAATCTTACAAAAGAGCAAAAAATAAAAGAGCTTAATGCGATGTGTGACTCACTGCTCACATCATTTAAAAGCTCCGCATTAGGAGAGGAGCATATCTATGATGGAGGCTTAGAAGACCAGCTCAATTTAATGGGCGCGGTGGCTCTAAATAAAGATATGCCCTTTCGTTGCGCAAAAAAAGGAGAATCTAAAGCAAATGTCCCTCACACACAGGCACAACTCGAACAAGTCTATACCGATTGGCTTAACTACAAAAATGATATTATTTTTATATGCGGAATGCTTAAAAACTATATAGAGGGCTTAAGTGATACAGAAGAGATACAAAGAGTGAGCTGGGATTCTTACCAAAACATACAAGCAAAGCTGGAGGAATAGCTCATGGATATTCAATCACGATTTAAAGAGAAGACTACTTATTTCATTATGTTAGGATTTATTATCCTTGCCTTTATCATAAGCGTATCTCTTTGTATTTTTTTATATTATCAAACATTGGACTTTTGGAAATACGCTACATTTTGCATGGTAGATAAAAACTTTGATTGCTTGCTAGATTCACTCTCTCACCAAAGCCTTATTAATGCAAAGATTTCAACCTTTATCACTTGCATCGTTTCCATTAATGGCATCATTGCATCTCTTGTGTTTTTAATGCTTTTTAAGCAAAAGGGTTGATGATGAAATTTGACTGGGACTATATGTGGGTGATGATAATGTCAGTGATTATGGGATTTCTCACTGCACTTAAACTCTATGATACAGAGGAAAAGCACGATAAAGGAAAGTTTGTAAGAAGGCTTATTATCGCTACGATTGGCTCGATGTTCTTGACATTTCTTTTTTATGAAATTGCGCTCTATTTTGGGCTGCCTAATTCCTTAAGTGTAATGCTAGGGGGTGGGGCTGGATTCTTAGGGAGTGATACATTAAGCCGCATTGCCATTAAATGGCTAGAGAATAAATTTAATGCCAAGTAAGGCAAAATCAATGTAAGGAGCAACAATGAAATATCGCATCATTTTACAAAGACAAAGTGAGCATAAAGACATTAAAAAACTTAAAAATGGGCAAATAGTTGGGGAAATTGAAGATTCTACCTTAGGCGAACTCAATGTCTATGAGGTCTTAGCAAATGGATATTTAGGCAAAAGTATCTATCAGTGTTTCACTTGTGAAAATATCGGGGAATCTACTGATACACCAAACCTTGATAAAAGAATCATTGCGCGTGAGTATCAAATCGAATGGACAAACACATCTCAAAACGCCTCTTTGGCTAGAACTTATCCACAATGGAAAGCGGATAATAAAAAAGAGCTTATCAAAGAGTGGGTAAATGACCTTAAGTTTGTCAATACAGCTTTATGGCTAAA